GACTCTAGTTTAGTTTCGTATCTTGAAAAATTATCTGACATATCTCCTCCTAATTATTATCTGTTTTCACAGATGATGGGTATTGTGTTCTTGTGTCTTCATTTACTTCTGTTCCTTCATTTGCTGGCCTGCCTTCTTTTCCTCCGGTAGAATCGTTTCCACTGGAAACTTTGCTAGAAGATTTTTTATCTTGGCCGCCAACAGGTTCCCAAACTTGCAACTGCTCATTTTCTTTTCTTGACTGAATAGTGCTTACTTTAAGTGTATCGGCATCTCTCTTGAGTTCTTTTGCTGCACTTCTTGGATCAAGCACAGCAGACTCATAGAGAAACTTTACTTCCTCAAGAAGTTGCCTTTGGTCAGTAAGTACATTGTTGTCAAACTCAAGTTTTACATCATAGCCATTTTTTATGCCTATGTGCTTTTTTATGGTTTCGTGAAGGAAGAAATTTGAGAATAGAATCGCAAGCTCTTGCCTGGCTTTGAATACTTTTGATATCGTCTTTTTGATAGTTATACTTCCAGAACTGAAGTTTGACTCGGTTCCTGAAATTATTACTTCGGATACGCCTGACCACCAAAAAATTCTCTTTTCAACTTTTTGATATTTCCCATCATCAAACATATCTTTTGGAGGGAATACAAACTCTATTTCTGTGGTGTGGTTCACTGCGGCGCGAAGCGCCTTATTGACTGTCGAGAAGCACTTAAGTAGCTTTTTTGCTTCTCCTGGCTTCAGCCAGTTTTTCGTGCTACCCGCCATCGGCCCTGTATCAATTGACTCGCCTTGTTTTATCAGCATTATGAAATGCTTCATTAAGAAACAGGCTGTAAAATCACCCTCTGAAAGCATTTTCCTGGACTCGAGAGGAAGAAATATCGTCCTCATGCTTGGATCTGCAAGTCCGTGGTTTTTCCTTGCTTTTGTTCTTATTATCCAATTGTCACCGTCTTCTCTTCTCAAGAGAACCGTTCCATCGCCCTTCATTACTGCATTTATCCATTTAGTGCCGACCCCACACTCATTAAGCTTCCTGTAAACTTCCTCTCTTTGACTTCTTGAGTTGGCTCCACGAAATGCATCTGTTATCATTTCTTTCAGTGACTTCGGTATGTCAATTGAAAGAATATCATTCCCAAGTGAATTATCCCAGTTTATATCACCTGGACACAGTGAGCAAATTTCTACAAGTCCTGGTATTTCTTGGTCTTCTGAGAGTGGTGATGAATCTGGAGAAGATTCATTGTTTGTTTTTCCACTGGAAACTCTCCAGTAAAGAACCATAGAATCAGCTATAAACCAGTCTCTGAGAAGATCGTCTGCTAGTTTTGAAATGTCTATTGACTTGCAGATGCTATTGATTCGAGACTGAAGAGATATGATTTCTTTTTGCTCTTCTTCTGTTATATTTGAGTCGATTGGTGTTTTGACACTTGCAGATAGCCCCGAATTTGACATATTAACTTTTATGTCAATCAGGTCAGATAGAAGATCGTCATACTCATAGTGCGTGTAGCACTTCTTGATTCTGCCTTTTTTTGTTTTTGGTATTGACGTATTCAGTAGCCAGCTTACAGATCCGGTTCCTGCATTCGTGCTTCCACTGGAAATTTGTGCATAGTCTAGGGTAGCTTCTTTATCGAGACCTTCTACTACAAATGCAATTTCGCTTGATATTTCTCCTGTGGATGGAATAATACCAATAGACCCTTCTTCTGAGGCACGCTCTTGCTCTGAGCTTTCTTGCTTTGTTTTGTAGGTAACTCTCGGCATTTTAGCCTCTCTAAATTTCTTCAAAAACTGGACCTTCTATGTTTTCATTATCGGCAGATAATCCTTCAATAAAACCACTGCTCCTTAAGAAAGAATAAATTCTTGTTCCAATAAAAGAATAACACAAACTGTATGCTGCATCTTTCTTGCTCTTGCTTTTGAAGTTAAACATGCCGTAAGAATCTATTATTGCATTTCCTTCTTCATCTCTTTTGTAGTCAACGTGAACAAGCTGTGAAACAGCAAGGTCCATTTCTGCTTTTATTTTCTCTATATCCTCTAGTCCTCCATGCCTATTCAGCCACTCTCTTTTGCCATCAACGTCCCATGCGGATTCGTTATTTTTCCATCCATTCCACTCTCCAGATAGTATAACTTTCTTGTTTTCTATCGCGCCTTTAAATTCTTCATGCATTCGATTTACAAGAACGCTTTCACTAGACATCTTGCCCCACATCTGGCTTATGTACAAATCACTCCTTGAGAACGGCACAAGTATTGTGTCTCCGATAACCCCGCTTGTATCTGTGATTTGTATAATTGGTGTAACTTGAATTTCATTGTTGTCAATTAGCTGCGTTGAATTTCTTAGTCTATCTTTGACAAATAAACCACCACCGCCAGGATCAAATACAACAAGTGTGAATCCAAGTATTCTGTGCCATTTGTGAATTATTCCTGACATTTGAATATCAGTTATCTTGCTTTTTCTGACTGTTAAAACATGATGCGGCATCATGTCAGATATATTCATTCTGAATACACTCATTGCAAAATCGTCACCTTGACCTGCTGATGTAGAGTCATTTCCGCCGCGAGCAGTATCAAAACCGCATATAAAAATTTCACTCGAAGAAGATCTTCTTGTTACTACTGGAACTATTTTTAGCCTTGCTCTTTCCACTATAGATGAATTATAGTATGTAGAGCTGTCTTTCGACCATACACCATCAACTTCTGACTTAACTACTCCAGAAGGCAGATTGGTTTGCATGTGAAATATGATCTTTTTGTTTACCAACCACTTCCATTCTTCTGTTTTTGGTATATGCCTGTAGTTGCATGAAAACCTTCCATAGTTTTTGTTTCCACTGGAAACCTGCATGTCAACCGACTTTATCATTTTGTATGCCGGATGATGCTGAAATGCAGGTGTTGACATTAGGTGAACATGATTCTGTCTAACTGGGCAATCTGGAAAATGATTGACGTTAGTTACACGACCGATAATTGTTGTGTTGAGTGCTTTGAAATTTCCGTATGTCGTCCATTCATCAAGATAAGCATCATGCCATCTTTCTGAACGTATTCTTTCTGCGTCATTTAAAAAATTCGGAGGCAGAACTCTAGTTTCTGAGCCACCTCTGTAATAAGCAACCCATACATCTGTTCCGTGAACAAGTCTTTTTTTCCCGCCCTCATGCTTTATACATGATCTGTATATCGGTGAAGAGCCATACCACCTGTCAAAATTTGCAAATACAAGCTTGCCCTGAGCAAATGTTTTTGATATTATACCAGACACCCTTCCAGGCATAAGCATTGATCTTAAAGCAGAAATCAGTGCAGCGGTCCAGGACTTTCCAGTGGAAAAACCACTGTCGTCATTTGTGTAGTAGGTTGTCCACATCCACATTATTCTTAGTTCTTCGTGTGGCGGAAGCTTTACTCGCAGTAGCACCTTGGCTGCAAGTATTGGATCAAACAGCATATCTTCCACCATCATAGCTGTTAGTTTTCTGTCAAGCTTCCATTTATGCTGAACTGCCATACTACTCTCCTAGCTCGTCATTTGGATCAAAGTCTTCTATTTGTGCAACATCGTAATCCATTGCATATCTCTCATCAAGATGGAATCCAAAAAATTCTAGTATTTCTTCTGGTGTCTTGTCTGAAACAAAGTCTTTGATTTTTGGAAGGACTCTATCTATTTCAACTACCGAAAATCCGCATCTTTCAAGCAACTCTTTTGGGTCTATTTCAAAAAGCATTTTTGGTGCAAGTGCTATAGTGTCTCTTCTGAAAACTCTTGAAACGACTCCAAGAGTTCTCAGTCTTTTTTCTTTTATGTAACTTTCGTATATCACTGCTATTGATTTTTCATCATCCATAACATCTTCAGCTTCTCTGTCTGGAAGCTGATCGTTAAGCAGCTTTTTCATATTTAAAGCTACTTGTATGTCACGACTTGTCTCTGCCTGTAACTCACCCCTAGAATTTATGAGCTTAGTATTTAGATAGTTGATATGTATCTCTATCAATATCAACATGTGGCAGACATGATAAGCTGAAGGGTTTCTGTAATACCCTTTGTAATCTTCCCATCTGCGATTGTAATATTCTTTCTCTGCTCCACTTAGCTCTGGTGGTGGAGTGCCTGGAGGAGTGATTGTCGCATCTATAACCTTAGTTGCTTCTGGACTGCTTATTCCAACCAATCCAGCGCCCTGCATCCCTGCCGCCGCTTTTATTTGTGCTTTGACACCTAATTTGCTTGTCTCAGCGCATTTTTTGCAAATTTCAGATCCATCATCAACTTTATGGAGAGTTCTATTTTGACCGCACCTCGGACAAGGATTGTAATCAGGACACTCCATTGCCTCGCAAACGGATGGTCTGTCGCTTACATCAACTTTGTTGCATGTTCTACAAACCTGTTTGAATATACAATCTGACATCACAAATCCTTTTCTTGTCAAACGCGCTAATTTGAATGATGCCACTTTCCACTGGAAAACATTTCTATGGCATGCATTCCTATGTTTATCGCGTCTGCTTCATGCTCGTTTTGTTTTGTTGTTAATTTTGGTGATGGAAATTTAAGGTAAGACAAAACTCCGTTTGCTCTTTTTACGGAATCGGCTTTTGAAAACTTATTTGCTTTCTGCCAGTTATTTGGCGTAACTGTCTTGCAGAATATGTTTGAAGAAAAACAGAAACCAATTATACCATAGCATGCAGAACATACCTTCATAACTGAAACAGA